TAAACATTATTATTATTTTGCTCAATTAACTTTCAACCTTAAGCAGACATTGTCTTACTTCTATAGACCTACTCGCTCATGAACGCTTTCGGATCAAACTCACCTGACTTCACCTTGAAGTTAGATTTGCTTTTTCCAGTGTTAAGGTTTGGAGAGACTATACTGTCCATGACAGAGGCCTTGCCGTCTTCCAATCCTTGAGAACGAAGAATCTTTTCAATCTGCTTACGATAGAGCATAAACATAGCAACATCAGCAACATTGGCATGATCCGCATATATTTCTTTCATCATATCGCCTGTAGCATATCTATAGACTTCTTCTTTCTGTTTTTTTGTTACTTTCCCACCCATGAACTCATTCATGTCTTTGATTTGTGTCTTTAATTCTTGCTTTGCGTTCTCTGCTTGTTGTTTCTTTTGTTTCGCTGCTTCTTGAGCTTGATTATTAGCTTGAGTTGTTTGTTGATCAATAGCATTATTAATAACCCTTCTAATACTCTTAGCCTTCATCTTCATCATTCCAGAATCTTCTAGTTTATCTAAAGACTCTTCAATTTCTGAATCCTCAATACCATCAGCCTTTAATTCTTCAGATACTAAATCTCTATCTGAAAAATTCAAATAAGATCTAAGCTCTGTTGTTTGATCATTAGCTGGAGCTTTTGGTTGTTGTGCTTGTTGTTGTAAAGAATTTAATGCTTGTACAAATTGATCTTTAGATTCTATTTCAATTCCAAGTTCTTCACCAACCTTAGCCCAGTTTAAAGATTCTTGAGCTGTAGGAACTTCTTCAGATTTTTCATCTACAGTTCCTTCCCAATTATACTCTTCTTCTTTTTTCTCATCTTTTTCTTCTGTTTTAGAATCCCAAGCCCATTTATCATCTGTAGCTTCTTCATCTGTAGACTCAACCTCTTCTACTTCTTTCTCTACTTCTACTTCTTTCGTTTCTGTTTTTACTTCTTCTCCACTATAAACATCTTCTGTAAATGCTAAAGGATTAAATTTACCCTCAGCACTTTCTAGTGTTGTTGCGTCATTACTTTCCACAACTTCTTCCACTAATTTTGATTCTTCTGCCATTTTATTTTAATTTAGTTAATACTCCCGATTTGCAAATATACAAAATATTTATTATATTTTTTGTGCAGCTTTTTTCAAACTATCAGCGCTTGTTGTAGATCCAGACTCTCTAGACCTTTCCACTCCTTCTTTTTTATCTTCCCTTGACTCATCATGTTCTTTATTTTTTCTTTCAACATAATAGTCAGCCGCCTTCTTATCCATTTCGTTTCTCTCTTTAGTGTCATGTAAATCTCTATCTACATCAGCTTGTATCTTAGCAACCTCTAATCTTGACTCAGCTGCAATTTGAGCAACTTGTAACTTAGCTTCATTATCCATTTGTTTAAGTTGTGCCTCAGCTTGGAACTTAGCTTGCTCTTGTTCAGCAGCAGCTTGTTGAGCTTGCATTTGTTGTTTCATAGTCTCTTCTTGTTGTTTCTGCATCTCACTCATAGCCTGTTCTAAAACTTTTTCAGCTTCAGTCATTGTATCAGCTCTTAAAACTTTAATAACACCTAAAAGATCAATACCTCCTGATTGTAATGCAGCTTGAGATAATTGCTGTACAACTTGTTTCATAGAATCATCTTTACCGCTATCGCCTACATAAACACCATAATCTTGCAAAGCAATATCTGGCATGATATTTAAAAATTTATAAGCTCCATCTCCTAATATCATTCCAGCTTTTTTACCACCAGCCCAAGCAACTTTCATTAAATTACACAATCTCTCCAACACCCTTTGCTTACATTCTCCATGAGAATAAAACCATCCCTCTGTAATAGTAGCAGATTGTACAACACTTCTTTGAACATTACCTACATATTCATATTGACCTACAGCTCCTTCTCTTTGCCTGGTAACTCCAGAAATATTTCCAGCCATTTCTTCTAACATTACTTTTAGATTAATAAGCTGTTGTACAGACTGAGATAAAGTAAAATCAATTTGTTGGAACTGATTAAAACTACTCATTTGATTCCCTTCGTCTTTTGAATTAATAGGTATGATACCATCTGTCTTTAAATGGTATAGTACTTGTTGTATATCCATACCTAAATTAGTAGGTAATTGTGATGTATCATATACTACAGCTTTACCACCTGAACGAGCCATAGCAAGTTCTATTTGATAAACAACAATATTATAAAGCATTTGGATATTATCAAGTAAGTCTACAAGAGATGCTGTCGCGCCAGTAGTATTGCCTTTTATACATCCAGTATAAGATAATGGGGTTTTACCTGGATCATCTATACTTCTAATTTGATTATCTCTTCTATTTGCATTAGCTAAAATTTTACCACCAATTAAAGTAGCCTCCCAAACGTCATCCACCCATTTAGTTTCAATATTTTCTCCTTTTCTTTTTTTGTATGTATCTTTTACCATCTTTCTAAATGGTCTTGATGGATCATATTTATTATCAGATAATTTAAATTTAATAGCACGTAAAGATTTCCATTCAGCATTAACTACACGAATCCTTGCTTCTCTACCATGAGCAACATCCACCCACTCAAAGCTACTATTGTAATTATTTAAGTCTCCACCTAAATATAGGTTTCTCATTTTATCAAGCTCTAATAAATCATCAGTGGAAAGATCATTTTTATATTCATCATTAATCTCATTAATTGATAACCATCTTTCTTCTCCCACCCAAGTAGCTTCATCTAAATAATCTGAATGAAAAGAATCGTCAAATACTATATTTCTAGGATCCACCCTTCTTGCATAGGGATCTCCATTTTGTATATTAACTTTATAAAATTCTTTACCAGTTATAAGTAAATCTCTAAACCCTTCTTTGAAAACATCTTTAATGTTATATCTATTTGTTATATATTCTAATCCATCTTGAGCTGTTTCTTCTACCATCTCACGATAGTTATATTTCATATAAGTTTCTATATCTTCTGGAATAGGAATAGTATCTCCCTCACCTAATATATCAATATTCATTTCTTCTTTCATTTCAGCATGGAACTCCCCTAAAAGATCTCTCATTATTAAACCAACTTTATGATCATGTTTTCTAATGACAGCATGTTTATTAACTGTGGTAACTTTCATATCAATAGGCCTTCTTAATTCTTCACCAATTAATAAATCAATTTTAGGGGTTATGATAGGATAGTTTACTAATCTAGCTGGGTAAGTAAGACCATATTGTTCTGTAATATATTTATAATCTCCTTGATTTAATACACCATTATATACTTGATAGTTTCTAATATCTTTAGCTCTTGAAGCATAATATTCTCCACCTTCGGATCCCATATAGCTTGTTATAGCATTTAAAACTTGTCTACACCAATCTTTTGTTTTTTCTTTTTCAGAAACAACCATTGAAGGCATTGATTTATATCTATTTTCCATAATCTTAATTTATTTGTGTTGGTACACCATCGTATCCCATTTTATAATATTTGAAACCTATATCTTTTACTTCATCTTCTTTCATGCTAGCTTGCATTCTGTAATTGTCAATATTATGAATTAAACAAAGACCAAATGCCATAGCACGGTCAGTATTTTGTAATCCATAATTAGCAAGCTCATCTATCAAGTCTAAAAACCATATATCTTGCGCGCTCTCTCTTAAGTAATCATCTATCAAATCTTCCAATAATGCTTTTACTTGCTTATTCATATGCACACCATATCTGTTTCTAGTCTTTGTTCCAGGGTTGTGTGCAGACTCTGGTTTTTCTTTTAAATATTTTAAAGCATTCATTCGTTTAAAATAATCTAAAATACCTATCTTTGTGTATTCTACTAACATTTTTGAGTTGTAATATACTGCAAGTTTCAAACAACCATCCCAAAAATCTTCTTTTTTATCAGGACGATCTGTATACTCAGCAACCACGTAATCACTTGACATATCAGTATTTGCAAATCTACGATAAATTATCGCACTACCCAAAGAATCTGAAGCTCCAGCTTGATCTTGGTCGTAACTATCTATACCCCCTATATCTAAATGCTTATATTCTGGCTCTGGGTGAGCTAATATTTTAAACGGCCCATTAGGATTTGGCCTCCATGTCACTACAGGATCTTTTTCACCTAACTGCCAATCTAAGTACCCTCTTTGTATTTGACTTCTATTATCTTTACTTGACAATATTCTAGATCTTTGTGCGTTTAATAAAGCAATATCAAATCTTGAAGAGTGAGTGTTTAAGAATGCTTCCTCTATAGTTAAAGGATAATTTTGTATATGTAAGTTATATGCTTCGTTATCTCCAGATTTTTGTATATCTTCTCTGTCTGTTATAAGCTTTTCTCTTGCTCCTTTTTCGTCTTCTTTTCCTGTATTTATATCAAAGAATCCATAATATGCTTTAGATGCTGGAATAAACATAGGTATTAGATTATAAGCATCATGACTATAATACATATCCATAAAATCTTTAGATGCTTTAGATATATCACCACCAGTTCCTCCAACAATAGGTACGCCAAATTGTATATCACCATCCATAAAGCAAGCTTTAGATGACATATATGCATTCTTAAGTTTTTTAAACTCTCCAGCTTCTTCAAATATCATAAGTGAAACTCTTTCTCCTTTGAAGACTTCTGGATTATCCATCGTTCTACATATGATATTAGATTGATAACCGCCTGTCTCCCACTTACCATCTTTATTCTTTTGTTTATATCCAGATCTCATTATGCCATCAGTGTCTTTTAATACTGAGTGTTTAAAGTTAGGATGTATACCATTAAGACCTTTTCTAGTTTTATCAAAGAATGCATCAGCTGTAACTTGTAATCCTGCCGCTACACCTACATCATTAAAAGGAAAGAATGTATATTCATGCGCTACAGCACCAGAGTTCATGTATGAGAATCCCTTATCCCTTGCTTTAATAACAATCATACCTTTACCTTCTTCTTTACATAATTCTATAGTATCAAAATACTCATGATCCATATTTCTATACCAAGGGTGTATTAAGGTTTTACGATTACCTGTTGTGCCATCATTACCTAATATCATATAATAATTTAGATAAAAATAATACTTGCCAGATATATGCTTCATGCCTTTAGGCTTAAAACCATTAAGACATCTATCAGTTTCTTGAGTCCAATATTCTTGATAGGCTACAGAGTCAGGATTTAAATCTGGATGACCAGCGTTAGGTATGGGACGATATCTTTGAGGATCAAATTTAATCTTACCCATATCTTAATTTCTTGGTTTTCCCTAAGCCAAACATACCTGACTTTTCTTCTTTTTTTGCTAACTTTGCATGATACCTATCTCTCAAGTCTACTCCATGTATCTCTATAGCCATATCATTATACTTATTAGCTTTATCTAAATCAGCTATATTGTAGTATTTTTTATAAGAGTTATAAAGATATTGTAAATCGTATTTATTTTTCTTTTTTGCCATTAATCTTTTTGTGGTCTCAATCTACCTCCTTTATAATATTTCATACCTTTACTTGCTTTTGCTGTTTTAGCAGCATCTTTAAAATCTTGATCAGATGGAGCTCCAGCATCTCCTTTACTTTTCATTGTTTCTCCACGTTTTCTTTTAGCGTGAATGTTTGCATATAAACCTTTTTTCATAATTACATTTCTTTAATTTCTTTTCTTCTTTCTAAAAATGATAATCCCTTATCACCAGCAATCTTTTGTCTTTCCCCTCTTCTATCTATAGCATCTAATAATGATTGTCTTGTCTTTAATATCTTTTCTACTCCTATCATTAGTTTTTGCAATAACTCTGCATTCTCTTCGTCAAGATGCATTCCGTCAATAAGAGCAGTGAATTGATTAATCTTATTGTTAAATGCTATAAGCTGTTCGTCTAATGGATCAAATTGTAATTCAGAATATTTATCACAAGCAGCTCTTAAAGTAGCATCTTTAGATCCTTTCCAATTATAAGTATCGTATAAATCTTTAGATACAGCCTTAACTCTTTCACCTTCGCTATAATGTCTATATGGGCTTTCATAGTCATAGACTAGGGCAACCCATTTGAGGGCCGTAGGCCCGAATTTTTCTTTCTTAATGAGTGTAAGAAATTCTGGTATTCCAGTAACTCCGTCATCATCTTTAAATATGTCTCCCTTTCTATTTAGTTTAAGTAAGTACATTACTTTTTATATTTAAGTTTTAATTTAAACACGTATCTTAATTCATCTACATATCTATCATTAAAATCATTTATTATAGTTTGAATATAATAATAAGGATTACTCTCTACCTCCCAATTACTTTTGATAATTTTAAATCCGTGTCTTTTTGCTCTTCTTTTTATTTCTTGTTCTTCATCAATAAGTTCTGATAAATCTTCATATATCTTTTCAAGATAATAAAAATCATCTTTATGATATATTTTTCCTAAGTCTGCGTCTAGTTTTCTCATTCCTTTAATGTTGTTGCGGCAACAGCGCCAACTGCTGGAGCAGTATTCATCATCTTTTTCAAAGCATCAGGAGTTTTAAATAGTTTTGCCCAGTCAGGATCTATTTCGGTTTTTCCAAATTTAATATCCTCTAATATCATAGCTGCTTCTTTTGTTGTTATTTTTTCACCAGGATTATAATAATATCCATATCTAATTTCATTTATCCTTGCGTGCATTTCATTAGGGCTTGATAGATACCTATAATCTTTTACTATTGATTCTCCCCAATTTTGTCTATCTGCTTT